ACGATCTCGGAGGCATCCACCCGTACCGTGGTCAATCCGCCCGCAGAGGACATGGGCGAGAGCATCTGTTCTTCGGGGTGCGAACGGTACAGGTGGTAGGCCACCCGACGCCCTAGGCGGTCAAACTCAATCCCTGCCCGGACCACATTGCCGTTGTCCGCCGTCGTGTTGAGGGTGACAGGCAAGTGCTCTGCCTCCAGCACCTGGATTTGCAAGGCCACAGCCAGACCGTCTTCGGGACGGCGGTAACGCAAGCGCACCAAGGCTTCCCCACCTTCGAGCATGGCCCGACAGGCCAGGGCCTGCAGACCATAGAAGTCGGTCAGCCCTGCGGCATCCGCATCCACCGTCCAGTCGCGCCAGAGCGATTGAATCGCCTCACGCAGTGGGGGGTCCTGCACCATGGACTGCGGCTTGATGCCGGTGCCCACGGCATTGGCAACATAAGACTCGAGCGCCGCATTGGCCCAGGCATTGCGCCGCACCAGATCGCGGCTTTTGGCACGCAACTCGTTCTGGGTGGTGAGCAGTGCCAGCACCGCCCCAGGATTACCGACCGACCAGGCTTGGGCGCGCCGGCCACCGCCGACTCCGTCATAGGTCGGGCTGCCGCCAAACATCTTGCGGCGAATCGAGGTGAACCAGCCCATCAGGTGCCTTTGGAGGTAGTCATCCGGACCTGCCGGGGGGAGCGTGGCCACAGCCCGGTGGCGGTCGCCTGCTCAAACAAGCCCCGGCGCACCTCCCGGATTGCCAGGCGCAGCTCGTCAATCGACCGGTACTCCACCGTCTTGTCCCCCAGGGTGACGCGCTTCTCCCCCTTGGCCAGAGCAGATTCCAGGGCAGTGAGTTGTTCTTGGGTGTAGGCCATGCGTGTTCAAGGAATCCTGGTTGCCACCAGGTTGCTGCCCGCCTTGACCACTGCATTCGATGCCGCCACTTCGGAAGCAAAGCGAATCTGCAGAACTCCGGCCGTGATGCCGGTGACGACCAGCAAGGTGCCGGTGGCCAGGGTGTTGGCATTGGCGGTATCGATACCAGTGGTCGCAGCACCCGCATCGGCCGCGCGCTGGTTAGCCATCGTGATGGCTGTCAAATTGGTCGGTGTTCTCCATTGCGCCACCACCGTCGCACCGGCAGGCACCGTCTGGGACAGCCGAATTCCGGTGTTGGTCGCTGCGGTCTGGAACATCACCCGGGCTTCGACGGCATAGGTGCTGTTGGCGTCCAACGTGAGTGCCAGTCCGGTCACATTGGCCAACGTGGTGGTGGCATTGGTGACATCGGCCGTCAGGCGGTCGGTGATTACCCGGGTGTCAATGCTGAGATCGAACCAGGCCGTACCATCGCACCAGTAGGGCTTGTTGTCGGTGGCCAGACGCACGACAACCCCAGCAAGGGCGGCCGACGCGGCAGGCAGTCCCGCCACGGCCGGTCCAATGCGATAGGACAGGTCACGCATGAGAATCCGATCAGCCCATCACCACCACGCGGTAGGCATTGCTGGCGGGCGCCGATGCAAAGTTCAGCCGCGCGGTGTTGGTGGTGGGCAGGCTGATATCGCAGTTAACCTGTTCGTAACTGCCCGAAGCCTGGTAGACCTGCACGATCACATCGCGGCTGGCGAAGTTGTGGTTGATGTCGATCTGGGTGCTGGAGCCGTCACCAATCGTGGCTTGCGCCCGGCGCGTCTTGTTGGACCAGGTATTGAGCTTGAGCGGCGTGACGATGCGCAGGTCATCGGTACCTGCATCGGTTTCCGCCTGCGTGGCCAGTTCGGCAATCCCGGAGCTGGTCTCGGACGCCGCCCCAATGGAGGTGCCAAACTGCAGCCAGTTGACCGAGCCGGTCCCCAACACAAAGTTCACCACCGACTGGCGCCAACTGGTGCCGGCCGAAGTACCCTCCTCCACCGTGGTGATGGCTTGCTCCAGCTCATCGCTGGAATTGGCGTCCAGGCTTCTGGTCATCGCCACGGCCGCACCATTCCAGATGTAGAGGCCGTTCTCAGCACCGACGGTCTGGGCTTTGATCAGCACCCGGTCGCCTGAAGCCAACGTGACACCATCGATAGAGGCACCAGGCGAGGCCAGGTTCACATTGGACTGGCTGGCCACGCGGGTGGAATCTTTCCAGGCCAGACCCTCGACAGCGGAATTGAGGTCCTGTTGGCGTACCGGCTCGTCCGGATTGACCGGTGCGGGCAGATTGCGGATGCGGGCGACCCCACCAAAATCCAGATCCGAGAGTTGTTTGCGGGACATTCAATTTTCCTATCAGGGGTTAGGTAAGCCGTGCCAGCCCGGTCAGGGGAATGGCAAAGCGGATAAGTAACTGGTTGGCGCTGGTGTGCACCACGTCGGCTTCCACCTCGTTGCCGCCGCTGTCCACAATCGCCACAGCGGGTCGGGTACCGAGGTTGTGGTTCACCGTCCAGACCGCCAGAGGCACCGACTGCGTGTGGATGTAGGCCACACCACTGCTGCTGGTACTGCGCGCCGCCAGTTCATTGATGGCAGTGACCAGGTCGGCTTTGGCGGTGGTGTCCAGGCGGTCCAGGCCACCAATGCGCCCGTCGACCGCCTGGAACATCTCTGCAACACGTTCAACAAAGCTGTAGATCTGCGCTTGCAGCGACATGGCGTATCCAAAATGGTTAAGAGAACCAGCGGCTGCGGATCACCCTTCGTGTGGGTTGACGAACATCAGAAGTAACAAGGCCACCGCGGTGGGTGGCCTGGGGGGGGGCGTCCGCCGTGGCGGGTCCAATGGGCAGCACGGATGGCACCTCTGGGGGGGCCAGGCCGATCTGTTTTTCCAACTCACGCCAGTGGCGCTCTTCAAACCGGTCCAGGCCAGCCACACTGGCACTGGCCCGGGCGTACACATAGCAGTCGAGGGCTTCATTGCGCTCGCGCATTTTTTGCCACTCACGGTGCTGGAAGCCATTGCGGTCACGCCGGCTCACCAGCTGCTCGGCACACAGCTGCTGCACAAACTCGGCGTCGACTTTGGGCAAGTGCACAAACCCCGGTGGGTAGCGCAGGGTGACACCGTCCTCTTCCACATCCGCGCCCTTGCGCAGGTTGTTGTAGAACTCCAGTTTGGCAATGCCACCCACCACCGAGAACAGCTTCATGCCCCGGCGCAATTTGCGGCCGTTCACATTCGCATCCACCGCAGTGGGGGTTCCCACCAGGGCCGCACCGCGGGCCACGCCCTTGATGGCCATCAGCCGGGCATCGCGCATGGTGCGCACAAAGGCATAGGCCTCCTGGGTCGCAAAACCGGTGTCCAGGGCGATGCGGGTCAGACTCATCTGCACACCGCAGGCATGGCTCCAACTCTCCCGCAGCATGCTGCCCAGAGCGGTCCAGACCTCCAGGCGTGCGGTATCGCCCATCAGCACCCGGTGCTCGACCAGCCAGGACTCCTTGCCTCGGCCAAAGCCCCAGACCGAGAATTCAATGCGGTCCTTCTGCACGTCGGCGCCCGCAGTGAGCAGCAAGGCCCCGTGGGGCACGGTGCCGATGCGGTAGTCCTCGCGGCGCTCCAGCAGGCGCTGCCAGTCGGGCGCCTCGCCCTCCTCCACCCAGGTCTCCCCGAGTTCGGTGTTCTTGAAGGTCTTGATCGCTGCGACCGAGCCGGTGTCTTTGGAAATCGCACTCTCCCACGCCATCGCGATGTCGGCCCAGGAACGCCAGCCGATCGGGCTGTACAGGCTCGACAAATGGAAACCTGCGGTCTTGCGGACCACCGGGACCTCCCCATCAGCCAACTCGAGTACCGAGCGCCACTGGCCCTGGCCCAGCATCCAGGTCTTGTGGTGCTCCGCAATCGGCGTCTCACAGGACTCGCACACATAGGCGGCCGTCTCTGGCCGGCTGCCGGACTCGCTGCGCTCCCAGCGCAGTTGCTCAAAGCGCAGCCATTGCCTGTGGTTGCAGTGCGGGCACGGCACAAAGAAGCGTCGCTGGTCCGAGGCTTCGTACTCGCGCTCGATCGCACTGGCACCCGACACCGTCGGGGTCGACACGATAAAAATCTTGCGCCGCGCAAAGGTGCGGGTCCGCGCTTCGGCCAGCGAGATCGCATTGCCCTCCCCGTCCACATCCAGCGGATACCCATCCACCTCGTCGAGGAACAGGTAGCGCACCGGCATCGAGCGCAGGCCCACTGCGCTGTTGGCACCGGTCATCACCAGCACCCCACCGCGGAACTCTTTGCCCAGGATGGTGTTGCCCGAGTCCCGGGCCCGGGCCGGTGCGATCAGGGTGGACAGCGTGGGGCTCTCCTCGATCAGCGGATCAATCCGCTGCTTGGAGTTGCGCTTGGCCATCTCCACGGTAGGCGCCACCGCCATCATCGGACCGGGAGCCAGGTGGATCACATAGCCAATCCAGTTGTTGCCGCACTCGGTACCGCCGACTTGGGCACCTTTCATAAACACCACCCGCTCCACCGGCGAGGTGGGCGAGAGGCAATCCATGATCTCCTTGAGGTAGGGGGTGCGCGCGGTGCGCCACTGACCCGGCTCAGAGGCCGACTTGCCCGAGAGCATCCGGTACTGGTCGGCCCACTCCGAGACACTCAACAGGGGATCCGGGGTCAGCCCATCACGCCAGGCCTCGGCAATGGCATCGAAGCCGTCATAGTTTTCCAACACATTCCAAAAATTGTCTGAAGGGTTTCAAGGAATTACTCGAGGCGCACCGCCAGATCACCTAGAGCAGTGAGTTGGTCACGCACCGCTTTTTCTAAAAGGACATGCAAGGCATGGCCGTCGGTACCAAGTTCACTGGCCATCTGGGCCGCCACCCGGGCTGGCCAGTTCAGCCAGGCATCGCGCTCGGCCCGGGCCATGCGAAACACGTGGGCCACAGCCTGGTCTTTGTCGACCAGCTCGCCTTTGAGACGCGCCAGGCGGACTTTGTTGGTCTGGGCCTTGAGCACCTCATTGGCGGTCTTGGCCTGCATCAGCGTGGTGCCGCCCGCAGCGCTGCCGGTGCTGTTGCCCATACCGCCCAGCGGCGCATGCCCAGCCGACAGCGTTTCACGCACGCTGGCCACCGCTTCCGAGGGCACTTCCCGTTGGGGCACGGCCTTGCGCTGTTGTGCCGCATCGGTGTTGACGCTCCACTGCGCGTCGGCCACCTGCGGGTCAATCAGTCCATCACCGCCCAGCGTGATGCGCCCGCTTTGGATCGCTTTGCGCACCGCGGTATCGGAGACCCCGCGGTGGCGCGAATACGCGCGAATGGACAGACGCTCTGACATACCCAAGTGAAGCAGTCTGGCTAATCAAAAGACTTGATGTTGTTCGTGAATGAAGCGTTCATACGGCCACCCCAACCACACTTTTTTTGGAGCACCGCATGAACCACACCACCACCGCCAAAAACACCAAGGAAGTCATCACCGCCCCTGCTTCGCTTTTGGAGCAGATCGCACTGGATCACTTTTTTGTGGAGACCTTGAAGACCCGCCACTCGGACCAGCTCGATTTCTACGAGGTGTCGGTGTGGGCGATGGAGTCGGCACTGAAGGCTGCTTTTGCAGCGGGGCAACAGGCTGCGGCTTCGAAGCGACAGGCCGGAAAAAAAGATTTGAAGACCGCTTGATTAACGAGCGAATTGAAGCGTTCATCACACCACCATTTTTTAAAGAGGAAAAACCATGCAACTGACTGACACCCAAAGCAAACTGCTGCACGCCGCGGCCCTGCATCCCGAGCACCTGCTCACCGACTTTCCGGCCAACCTCAAAGGCGGCGCGCGGCTCAAGGTGCTGACCGCCCTGCAAAACTCCGGATGCATTCACCCCATGGGCCAGACCGATGACGGTGCTATCCGGTTTGCCATCACCGCAGCAGGTTTCGAGGCTTTGGGCCTGCAAGCACCCCAACCCGTCTCTGCACCACCCACCGCGCCCACCACACCAGTGGCGTCGCCTGCGGCCACACCGGTCACCCGCGAGGGCACCAAGCAGGCCGCGCTGATCGGGCTGCTTCGGCGCCCAGAAGGGGCCACGCTGGGGCAAATGGTGGAGGCCACCGGCTGGCAGAGCCACACGGTGCGTGGCACCCTGGCCGGCGCCCTCAAAAAGAAGCTGGGCCTGACCATCGTCTCGGCCAAGATCATCGGTGCCGAACGCACCTACCGGATTGCTTAAAAGGACTGGCCATGACCACCATGACCATCGCCATCGAACGCACGCCCCAGACCGTCACCATTGACAGCCGGGAAATCCAGGTCGAGGCACTGAGCCTGCGCCTGCCCTTTGCGCGCAAGCCCACGGACCTGCGCGACATGTGCGCCTCCGGCGACTACCCCATCTTTGTCACCGAGACCCGGGAAATGCAGCCGGAAGAATTCGATGCCTTTGCCAACACGCTGCTCGCCTCACGCGACTGGCTTGCCGGCAAGGGCGGCTTTGTGGGCCAGGGGCGCCTGTGTGTGGAAGTCCATGCACCGGGCCGGCCCTACCTCTACGTCGACCCCTCCGGCAGCGACTACGCCCGCTACGTGGCCCGTCTGGGCTGAAAGCGCCACCCACAAAAAAAGCGGCGGGTCGCAAGGACCTGGCCGCTTTTTGAGGGGGAGAAGAAGGATTACTTCTTCTTGTTCACCGATGCCTTGAAGGCAGTGCCCGGTGTGAACTTGGGCACGGTCGCCGCGGCAATTTTGAGCGGCTCGCCGGTGCGGGGATTCTTGCCTTTGCGCGCGGCGCGCTTGGTGGCCTTGAAGGTGCCAAAGCCGATCAGCTGGACATCTTCCTTCTTGGTCACTGTCTTGGTGATGATGGCGACCAATGCATCTACCGCACGACCGGCGGCTGCCTTGGTCATTTCGGTTTCTTTGGCCAGCGCTTCCACCAGTTCAGATTTGTTCACGTTCCACTCCTTTTTCGTTTTTAACAATGGGGAGTGGATTTCTTCACGGCGGAAATAGACGGGGATGACCTGCGTGGCGCAGGCCCCCGTAGTTCACTCCTGTTCGATGTTGCAGTGAACCACAAATCCGGTCAGGTAAGGCAGGCCCTTGGGAATGCCCATTTGGTGGTGCGTTTGGCGGCTAATCTTCCAGGTCATCCATTGCGCAATGGCCCGGGTGATTGCAGCGTGCATGCCATGGCCTTGTGCCAGGGCGTCATGCACCGTGTCCGCAAAGTGGCGGCCATGGCGGCTGTCCAGGAAGGGGCGTACGTCCTCGGGCGATTCGCCGGTGGCCTTGCTGATCTCGGTCAGGGCGATGGGCCAGGCCACGCTGGCCTGGCCGCCCATGGTTCCCCAAAATCCCCAGGATTCGTTTTGGGTGGCGGGCAGCAGGTTGGTTGTGGTGTTCATGGTGGTGTTCGGTAGTTGGTTGCGACACCGCTATGAACGCTCTACTTCCGAGTGAAGTAAAGTCAATCAGGGAAATGATTTAGACAGTCAGTTCTAAGCGACAGATGCATCGCGCAATTCCGATTCCGATTTCGGCGAGGCCAGCTTCCCAGCCTCTTCAAAACCCGCACCATCGGCCTCACGCACCGCCTTCTTGCCGGTGTACTCCTCCCAGCGCTTGACGATCACGTCCACGAACTTCGGATCGAGTTCCATTAAGCGCGCCTGGCGATTGTTCTTCTCGCAGGCAATCAGCGTGGTGCCGGATCCACCAAAGAGGTCCAATACGATGTCACGGATCTTGGAAGAGTTTTGCAATGCCCGTTCCACCAGTTCCACCGGCTTCATGGTGGGATGCAGGTCGTTGACGCGGGGCTTGTTGTAGTTCCAGATGTCGGACTGGTTGCGGTCACCGCACCAGAAGTGGTTACTGCCCTGCTTCCATCCGTAGAGGATGGGTTCGTACTGGCGTTGGTAATCGGCCCGGCCGAGCGTAAAGGTGTTCTTGGCCCAGATGACAAACGTCGACCATTTACCTCCGGCGTCCAGCCAGGCCTTTTGCAGCGTGTGCAACTCGGAAGAGCTCATGCACACATAGCAGGCGCCCTTGGTCACCAGCAATAAGTTCAGGCAGGCGTCGTACAGGAACTGGTAGAAGCCATCGCCCAGGGCGTCGTTGAGGATGCGGCGGTCTTTGCCGCGCATCTTGTCTTTTGCGCTGTTGCCATAGTCCACGTTGTACGGTGGATCGGTGAAGGCCATGTCGGCCAGTTGGCCATCCATCAAGCGCTCGACATCGGAGAGCACGGTGGAGTCCCCACACT